GTCGCGGTCCTGGATGATCCCGTAGGCGTTGCCGCGGAGATCCAGAGAGACCTGGGACGCGTAGAGCCATTCGGTTATGTCGACGTTGTTCGCGGCTGGCGTCGACAGGATGACCGGGGTCGGCTGTGGAGTCGCGGGAGCGCCCGGCCGGCGGAGGTACACATCGACGGGAAGCGTCGAGATGATGTCCGCGCGGATCCGCACACAGGCCCAGACAGCCGGGACCGACAACGCGGAGTTGAAGGTGACCGGCTGGCCGGCGGTCGAGCGGAGCGGCTGGCGGCTCGGGACGAGGAGATCGCCCGGGTCGCCGAGAGCGCGCTTCGAGCGGCCGAAGAGGAGGCTCACGTCGCGGCGCTCCAGTCGATCGCGACCGCGAGGAGCCCGACCCCGGCGGCGATGAGCGCCCAGCCGGGACCGAGGACGAGCGCGACCCCGGCGACGATGAGAGCCAGGCCGAGGAGCCCGAGGGCAGGCGGGACGGCGACGCGGCGCAGCTTCACGCGATCGCTCCTCACCAGACTGTCCGAAGTGGATCGACGGCGGGCTTCAGGAGCCCGTCCTCCAGCGCTTGCCCGCGGGCCTCGTATGCGAGGACCATCGCGACCGAGCCGTCGATCTTGACCGTGCTGTTCTTCTTCACCAAGCGCATGTAGAACTCCGTCCCGGCGGCGATCTCGCCGTCCCGCGGGCTCTTGCGCTTGCCCTTCGCGATCACCGTTCCGGCGACGTGCCGGTTCAGGACCTCGGAGTCGTCGTGCTGGATCTCGCCGGAGCGGAAGGCGGTCCGCCAGCGCTCGATCGCCTTGTCCATCCGGACCTCGACGTTCGTCGGGAACTCGACGACTCGCTTCGGCCAGCGCGCCGACCATGCGTCCAGGTAGTCCTGCCATTTCCAGGGGTCCGCGTACAGGTAGACAACGCGGTAGGCCTCGAAGCACTGGCTCAGGACCCGGTCGACGTCGGCGCTGGGGACTCGCCACGGACCGTCGTGTCCGGCCGGGCGCTCCCAGGTCGCGATGTGGAACACGAACCCGTCGGCGCGTACGCCGATGATCGAGGTCGCGTCGTCGGTCTTCGAGCCGTCGAATCCGAGGCAGACGACCTCGCGGGCGCGGACCCTCTCGTCCGGCCGCGCGTGCATGGCCCAGGCCGTCGCATCCGCGAAGACGTCCTGGCCGGCGACGATCTCCGAGAGGAAGAAGCGGCGAGCGTCCGACTCCATCGTCGACGGGTCGAGGACCTCGTCGGCTACCCGCTCAATGTCGACCCACCATGAGTCGCCGTACACCTCGCGGAGCGCCTTCAGGAGCGCCGGCCGGTCCTCTATGTCGACGTGCGCGCGGGTCGTGCGGTTGTCGAGGAGGACCCCGGCGGCCTTGCCTTCGTGCGTCCGCTGGGCGACCGAGCGCTCCGCCGGGTCGTATGCGTTCGTCGTCTCGACCCAGCGCCCGCCCATGCCGGCGGCGCCGCGCCGTTGGTTGTTCGCGAGCGTCACCATCGAGTTTGTGTCGAGCCAGAGGTGAGTCTCGTCCTGGACGACGAACGTCACACGCTGGCCGAGCCGGCTCTTCGCCGACGCGGTGACCGGGTCGATCCGGCCTCCGCCGGGAAGGTTGATCCGGGTCTCTCCCGCGTCGAGGTGCGCCAGCGGGCCTTCGCGGATCTCGCCGAGGAGCGCCCGGAACACGTTGTCGGCCTGGTCCTCGGAGACGGCCGTGATCTGGATCAGCGGCGTAGGCCAGGGACGGCCGACCGGGTCGCCGTGTGCGTCCCAGCCGTCCGGGACGACGTCGGCGAGACCCTCGGCCAGCGCGAGCGCCGCGGCGAACGGTCCCTTTCCCCACTTCTGGGACCTCATGAGCTGGGCGCCGCGGTAGGCGAAGGCCGGCCGGCCGCGGTTCGTCAGGCGGTACGGGTCGACCCGGTACCACTGGAGCAGGAAGCGCCACATCTCGTCGGTGAGGAGGTACGGCGAGCCCGCGACGTCGCCGTCCGGGATGACGACGTTCGCTTCGATCCAGGCGCCGACGGAGTACCCGAGGGTCGGATACTCGCCGGGAAAGTCAGGACCCCGCCAGCGCACTGTCTACCGCGCGGATCCGGGAGCGAACGTCGGCCGCTGGCTTCGCCTCCTGGCGCCTGTCGCCGACCTCGTCCTCGACGATCTCCCAGCGGAGCCGGAGGAGCGCCAGCGGGGTAAGCCCGAGCCGGTCGGAGAGCTGGCGGGCCTCCGTGGCGGCCTGGAGACTGCCCATCTCGGCCAGTGCGACCCACCGGCAGTAGAGCGCGACCTCGACCGTCCAGCCGAACCGCTCCCAGGCGACGGCCTGGGGAGTGCGCCACGCGGCCGACCAGAGCGTCCGCTCGCGGAGCTTCGTCACGTCCAGCTCGGCCAGCGGGAACCGCGGCGCCTTCTTCTGGCGACCCTCGGCCGGGAGGTAGACCGTGCCCGGGACCGCGTTCCGACGTCGCCGCTCTCCCGCTGCCTTCGGCGGAGGACCCATTCCGGCCATTCGTCGGCGCTCCTCTTCGGTCACGGTCCCGGGACGGCTCGGCTCCTACTGCCAGGAGCTACCGTCGTAGGACATGGCGAATCACCTCCCGAGGCCCTGAAATGGCCCGTACCGCGTCAGGGTCCGGATACAGGGATCCGGGCGGTTCAGGCCGGCTCCGTCGCGCTCCGCTTCAGCGCGCGGGCGCTCAGCGCCACTTCGGGTCGGCTCATCGGCCCTGACCCGTACGCATCGCGGGGAGGGTAACAAGGGGGTCTAGCTTGGGGGGGTACGTCAAGAATGTCTGGTCTGTCTGATTCGCCCGCCTCGACTGCTGTTGCAGTGACCACAGGCGGCGACGAGGTTCCCCTCGTCATCGGTGCCACCTAGCGCCTTGGGTAGGACATGGTCAACCGTGCGTGCTCTCTTACCGCAGTAGTGACAGGTGTATCCATCCCTACGGAGGATGCGTGCTGCCAGCCTGCGCCACACAGCGTCATAGCCTCGCTGTGTAGAGCTACCCCTTAGTTGATCTCTCCTGTGCTGTCTCTGTGCACTGTGGACAGTGCACCTAGTACCCCTATCCGTAGGGGTACCGCAGTCCAGACAGGGCCTCAGCGGAGGGATTGGGATCACCCCTCCCCAGACACGACGAACCGCCCGGTACGGGGAGCCGGGCGGTTCGGTCGACGGGAGCGGACCTGGGTTAGGGGACACTTCTCCCGCGTGTCTCCGACGGTATCAGACGATCCGCATCACGCCACACTCACCGCGCGCTGAATCGTCTCGTACTGGCCGAGCGCGAGGATCACGGTCTCCGCGGGAAGCCCGAGGATCGCGGCCAGCTCGACGAGGTCCTCGCGGGATCGCCACCAGTACGCGCCGCACTCGCGACAGGTGATCCCGCGGACCCAGCCGTCGCGGAGGTCGACGACCAGCGGCCAGCCGCGGGTTACCTCGCCGACGTCGTTCCGGTCCCACGCGGTGTCGACCCCGCACAGCGGACAGGCGATGCCGCGGATCTGGCGGTAGTCGCGTTCACCGTCGAGGAGCGCGCGGGCTTCCTTCGTCCAGCTCGCGACGAGCCGGCCGAGCTGGTCGCGCTCGGCCTCGTGTCCGACCCAGCCGCGGACTGTCAGCCTCCGAAGGCTCCTGGAGACGTCGCTCTCTCGGCGGGCTCTCTGCCGCTCGGGATGGGAGTAGCCGACGACGGGCGTCGTCCGCGCTGGGAGCCATGCATCGGCCCAGTCCGCTACGCCGACCCGGATCCGGTCGAGGAGATCCAGCGCCGCCAGGTTGACGACGCTGCCTGTCGAGCGCCCAGGAGCCTTCCCTCCTCCGTCGATGGAGGAGCCGACCGCGGTCTCCAGCTCGACGAGGAGGCTCGCGATCGTCACGGGCTCGGAGATCACCGTCCCGTCCGCTGTGAGCTTCTCCCGCTTGAAGGTCCGTGGGCCGATGAGCGCGGCGACGGAGACGACGAGGTCGAGCCGGCTCACAGCGCCAGGAGCCACTGGACGAGGACGAAGGAGCCGACGATCGCGACGACGGTCCCGAGGATCGCGATCACGTTCGCCAGTAGCGCGATCGAGGACCAGAGATCGGCCTTCGCCTTCACGAGGCGGGCGACAGCCTTATCGGTGTCCATCTGGCTCTTCAGCGTCACGGGAGGAGGACCTTTCTCGCGGGGGGGTTGCGGAGCGCGGTCGCGATCCGCTCGTACGTCTCCGGCCGGCCTCCGAGCCGACCCAGCACGTCCTGATTGCACGGGCCGCACGCAAGGCCGCGGATGCACTGCGGACAGCCTTCGTCGGTCGGGTGATCGCACAGGGTCTCCGCGATCCAGTGATCATGATCGACGGCGAGGCGCTTCGTCGCTCCCGTCGCTCGGCGACAGACGTAGCAGACCCCGCCCTGGGCGAGATAGATCGCGGCGTACTGGTCAACCGTGATCCTGAACTTCGCCAGGAGCCGGCGAGCATGAGCGGCGATGCTCAGCGCGACCCGGCGGCGACGATGACAGGTCGAGCACCTCGGCCCGACGTACGGAGCCGGCCGCTTGCCGTGAGCTGGGTCGTCGCCCGCGTTCTTACACCGCGCCGGGAGGGTCACCTCGACGACGGTATCGCACGCTGGCAGCGTCCGGCCGTACCTGGCCGCTTCTGCTACCGTCGAGCTTGCCGCCGACCCGGTCGGGCCTTAAACGTGGTCCGTCAGTACCAGCCGGGGATCGCACGTGGACGGGCAGGAACGTTGACCTCGGGATCCTTTCAGGGAGGGGAGAGTCCCGGGGTCTTCGTTCGTCCTGGGTCAGTACGGCGGGACCTCGTCGAGCTGGGCCGGCGGCTTCCATCCTGTGAGGTGCGCAGCGACGGAGGGATCCGGAGCTGGGAGGTCGCGCTTGCCCGCGACGAAGCGCTTCCCAGGTGCACAGACGTGCTCGACGACCAGAGGCATCCCGAGCGGGGTCCATTCGGTCATCCGCCAGAGCTGGACAGCGCCAGCGACCCGGGCGGCGACGAAGACCGGCCGGCCGAGGATGGAGGCGACGACGAGCGCGGCCTCGTCGAGCGCAGTCAGGTCGACCTGGGTCTCGATCCCCTCGGCCAGTCCGGCGAGGACGGGATCCGCACAACCGCGGCAGCGACGAAGGACGGCGGGTGTCGAGACGCTGGCCTCGAAGTGTCTGCGCACGGGTAGACCCTACGGCCTATTGCGGCCGGCTGGCTGTGTCTGGTACTCGCGCGCGGGGGCCTGGCACAGCAGGAACAACAGGAACACCAGACAGCTCTGTCCATGTCCGACACCTACCCGTCTGTCTGCTGTTCCTGTTGTTCTGTTATTCACTCTCCCCAGGAGGCCGGTATATCTGCAGACATGCGACAACCCCGGGGCTCTGGGGCTCTCCCGGGGTTGTCGCTGTCTCGGGCGGGACTACTCGATGACGGTGTGCTCCAGGTCGGGACCCTTGACGAGCGTGAAGCCAGCGTCGGCGACCGCGTCCGATAGGCGAGTGAAGGCCTCCTCGGTCAGGCCGCTCCCGTCGGTCTCGTCGGAGTCGTCCGGGTCCGCCTCGATGATCAACAGGACGTGCGTCACGTGATCGAACCTCCGTCTCCGTAGGGACGCTCGGGACCGTCGAGGCGGTCCAGCGCGTCCTGGTCGGTCGAGCTGTTGCGGAGCCACGCATCGAAGACCCAGACGGCCTCCTGGGCCTCGGAGATCACCGCGCGAGCGGGCTTCGGCCGGCCGATCGCCGGGCGCCTGGGGACGAGCGTGCCGACGACGACGATCAGGAAGACCGCGCAGGCGAAGAACGTCAGGACGGTCACGCGATCCTCCTCTCGGGCCGGTCGGAGAGGAGCGCGAGCGCCTGGTCGATCCCGAACAGGATCCGACGCTCGCGGGCCTCGGCCTGGTCGCGCTCCCGGGCGACGCGATTCAGGTCGACGAGGAGCTTCGTCACGGTCGGCGAGTGCTGGGCGGGCGGGCCGTCGATCATGACGCGTCCCGCATGATCGTCGAGACGGTGCGGAGCGGAACGGCGGTCCCGACCTTCGAGCCGACCCGCGGGGACAGGACGGCGACCCAGTCGACGCTGGCGACCGAGTCGACCTCATCGACGACCTGGGCGACAGCGATCAGGATCCCGCCAACCGGCCGGCCGGCCGGGTACTGCCCGCTGGGCGCGGTCCGGATCTCGACGTTGTGTCCGACGTGCCGCGAGACCGCGTCGAGCTGGTCGCGGATCGGGAGCGTGCGGAGGGGTCCGGTCATAGCCACCGCTCCCCTACGCGCGAGACGGCTTGCTCCCGGGCGCGCCGTAGGCGCCTCGCGGTCGCCCGGCGCTCCGCCCGGACCAGCATCGCCAGGAGCAGGAACCCGAGGAAGAGGAGCCCCCAGAGCCCCAGAATCGCAAGGATGGTTGCGATCACGGATCGTCCTTCCGTGTGTGAGTTTCGGTTACGAGTCGGATACGTTAGGCGGTGTCAGGCCGCGTCGGTAGCTTCTTGGGACCGATTTTGCTCCCGCCTGGCAGTGTTCCGGGCCACACGGTCGCGAATCTCGTCGCGCTCTTGCGCCTCCTGTCGCTGGATCTCCTCGATCTCCTCGGGCCGTAGGTCGTCCTGGTACTGCCACACTGGGCACCTCCTGGGGTAGGGACGGGAGGAGCCCGAGCGCGCCGCGGGGAAGTCGGCGCGCTCGGGCGGGTCTGGGTCAGTCGCGCATGTAGGCGAGGAAGCGCTCCGGGAGCCGGAAGATCGTCTCGTCGGCGGTCTCGCGCTCATCGATGAGCCGGAGCCGGGTCAGGTGAAGCGTTCCGGCCAGGACCCGGGCGGTCGTCATGGACAGGATCTCGGCGAGCCTGTCAGCGCTGGTCCCGTTGTAGCCGTTGGGCGAGTGGAGCCCGCGGTCAGCGTCGGCCGCGAGCGCGAGGAGCGCGGCGCGGTGTAGCTGGCCCAGGCTGTCCTGGGTCACGGCGAGCGCGTCGATCTTCGCCAGCGCCCAGGCGGAGCACGTCGGGTAGAGCGTCCCGGTGGTCAGCTCCGGGTCGATCTCGACGGCGAGCGCCGGCCGCTCCTGGCGGATCTCCTCCTGGGTCCGGACGACGGGCTCGACGGGCTCCAGCACCTCGGAGGCCGGGCCTCCCCAGCGGTCGAGGTCGGCGACTGTCTCGATCGAGCGCTCGTCGGCCGGGTCTTCGGTGACCGGCGCGCCGTGCGCGACTGTGCGGCGAGGGTCGGGCTCGGCGAGCGCCCGCTCGGTCTCCAGCTCGTCGGAGCGCAGGCCGGAGCCTCCGCACGCGGGGCAGGTCGCCGGGTCGCCGGGGTCGTCGATGGTGACCTCGCCACCGCCGAAGCACGTCGAGCAAGCGTGCTCGCGGCAGTAGCGCTCGCCCGACTCGCACATGAAGGCGGAGCGGGTCGTCGCGCCGTGGTGGTCGCGCGGGGTCTGGTCGGTCATGGGAGGGACTCCTTCGTCTCGGGCGGTTCCCGCCCAGCTTACCACGTCATCGCTGGACAGCGCGAGACTATGCTAGACTCGAACGGACGTTCTCTTGACAGGCCGAGACAGGGAGGCTCCTCTATGACCATGACAACCCTCGACGATCGGAGACAACGCGTGACCGAGTCGCCGCTCATGACGAAGGCGGAGGCCGCGGCGTACATGCGCGTGACTCCGCGAACCCTCGACCGCTGGGTGAAGGCCGGCCGGCTCGCGCGGTACCGCGTCGGCTCGACGACCCGCTTCAAGCGGGCGGATCTCGACGCTCTCGTGAAGCCCGACGAGCCGGCGAGCCCGTGACGAGGAACCCCGCCGCGCGGGACGAACGCGCGACGGGGCCGACCGATCCGCTACCCCTACCCCAGGAGACCGAACCGATGAACTCAGACCTTACCCAGGGTGACCCGACTATCCGCCTTCCGGGTGACCCTCCGCCGCTCCGTGTCCCAGCCTGGCGCCTCGACGAGGTCGAGAAGCTCCGCGGGGAGCTGGAGGTCCTCCGCTGGGAGATCCAGACCCGCACGACCGCGCCGGCCGTCCCGAGCGTGCACGTCCCGCTCCAGCGGCGCGAGACGCACCTCGGCCCGCTCCACACCTACCGGGCGGAGACCCCTCCGCTCCGCACGCACGCGACGCCCGAGCGGGCGACCGCCGTCGCCGACGTGATCCTCGCGCTCCGCAACCTGGGCGCGCTGGCACTGGCCGGCCTGGCGTTCCTGGCCTTCGTCGTCGGCGCCGCGGTCCTGACTGGCTTCGTCTTCCTGGCTCTGCGGTTCGTGAGCTGGGCGCGGCACGGGGACCCGACTGGCGGCGCGATCGTCCTCGGGCTCTGCGGCTCCGTCATTGTGGCGACTGGCGTCGCTGTGTTCCTC